AATTTGGAAGTCCGTCAGCAAAGCGAAGATCGTGCTCATAGGCATGGTCAAACTGGTCAGGTCACAATTGTAGATATCATTGCACGAGATACAATTGATGAAATGGTTCTCAACTCTTTAGAAAATAAAATAGAATTATCTGCTAAAACTCTTGGGGAACAAGTTCAGAAGTGGCTCTAGTTTCGTGATACTTGGTTACTCTTTCCATCCACTTATCTTCATACTCTTTTAATTTTTCTTGATCCATCTTAAACTCTTGGTAGATCACATCCTTTGTACATATACATATAAGGCCTTGAGTTATGGGACCATACTGTTTCTTATGGGCTAGTGAATATGCTGCTATCTGATAGTAATAGTCTTCAACATATTCTTCACGTTTTATTTTATTACTTTGTTTAAAGTCTAATATTGTGGGCTGATCATCATATACACCTACCACATCTGTAGCTCCTGCCCATAGATCTTCATATGCAAGACAAACCTCATTACCATATACTATTTTAAGCTTATCAAGATTCTGTACAATCTCATGTGCCATTAGACGTGCTTGAGCCCCCTCTGGAGAGAGATTTAGGTATCCACGGCCATCTATGTAGTTTTCTAGTACATAGTGCATCTCCGTCCCTCTGAGAGCTGCCTGAGAGGTAATTCTAGCAGCTTCTTGGTATCCGACCCTTTCTCGCCATTTATCAAGGCCTGCCTTCTTTTCCTCAGATTGTGTTGCAGATAATATGGTAGTTACACTAGGTATCTTCTTGTCCCCTACATTATAGTGCCGTGAGCCAAGGTCGTTGTCTCGTGTGTATTTCTGATAGTCGTATTTCGATTCTCTTTTTAGATCAGTAATTATGAATTTATTATTTTCTCTTATTAGACGCACATGGTCTTTTAATTTAATTTCAATATAAGAGCAACAATTATTCCTATCATGGATGTCATCAAAAAGCCTGTAGATGCTATCATAATCTTCTCAAGCCTATGAATGTCTTGGTGTACGTCATTAATTTTTTTGTTAGTTTCTTCTTGCATAATTCTACATAACTTCTCATGGTCATCTATTCTTTGATGAGCAAGGGTATCTTTATTAGTTTTTCTTGGCACTTACTATTCCACCTTTGTTAAATAAATTTAAGGCAGATGCTAATTGTAGATTTTGTTGTCTATTATCTCCACCTTGTGTAATAGGTAAATTTGCAGGCGTTACAGTAGGTAACTGCATAGCTGTCATAGTATCAGATGAAGGAGGTGGTTCATTACTTTGAATCTGTATAGGATCTGCGTTAGCAGGATTTTCAGCTTCATTAGGAACTACATTTACTGCTTTAAAATTACCTTTAATTATGTCTTCAATTTGATCTTGATTAGCTTTGATAGTGTTTTGCACCATACTATTTTGTTCTTCTGTAATAATATTGTTACCAACCAATCCTGAACCTAATTGATTCATAAATCTTGTATAACCTTGTATGTTTTGTGTGGAAGTACCTCTTACACCTTCAGTAACTAACTTCATCAATTTAGGGTTTGAGAACATTCTTGCTAAACCATAAGGACCTAATATAAATACACCTGCTGTACCGGGATCAATATATCCAGATCCAAATGCAAAAGCTCCACCAATTTGTGAAATAGCACCAGCTTCTTTTAATTGAATAAAGATTGTACCTCTTCCTTTACCAGTTGTACCTGGTCTAAATATTTTACCCTCTGCATATTTAAGTGCCTCAACATATTCGTCCATAGCTGCAGCTTGGCTTTTAGAAATTAAACCACCACTTTTAATAAAACTTGCATATTTATTTTGTACAAAGTCTCTAGCTTTAGCAGCATCAAGGTAAGTATACTGATTATCAAATCTAGTAGTGTCATCTAAAAATCTTTTAAAGAAATGACCTCTTATACCATCTTTAATTCTATTTGCTTCTTCAATAGGTATTAATCTTTGACCTTGTGTTGTAGTAGCATCTAATTGTTTTAAAAAATCATCAGTTACACTTTTTTGATTTGCTTTCAAAATCATGTCAAATATTTTTTCTTGTCCAACATTCTTTTTAGCTATTGCAGAAAAAATTCCTTGATTAAAAGATTTACTTCCCATTTTTGTAAGCTCAACTAAATCATTTCTTTTAGTTCTAAGTGGACTTGGTAGATCTGCTCTTTCCATTAAATCTGATAAACGTCTTAGGATCTCAGCTTGCATTCTTGAACCTTCTGGTGTTTTTATAGAAGTTCTTGATACTCCTTTATAAACTTCGGCTAATTCTCTAAAAGTTGCTCTCGGTCTTACACCACCAATAGTTCTTTGAATTAGATCTACAGCTTCATCATATTGTCCAGGAAAATTAGATGTTGTCATTTGTTCTAATTGTTTAGAAAGATAAACACCTAATGAATCTGTTTGTTCCATTCTACCTAATTGTGGATTCCATATTTTTATTTTTTCTGGCCCATTAGTTCTTATTGGCACAACTCCAGCTTCATCTATTTGTCTTGCTAAATCTCCAAAACCCTCTGTTAAAATTCTTGTATGAAATTTTTGTGAATTAGTTAAACTTTGTTGAACCATTGTTCCAAAAGCTGCAGGATCTAATATTTCAGCATCAACACCTTTTATTGCATTCTCAACCAAGTCATCAATACCAGCAACTAAACCAACTCTTGCTCCACCTGATGCAGCTCTCATTCTGCCAGCTCCAAACAATGATGCTTCTGCTATTGCTTGCAGTTGATCTATCATGGCGTTCTCAGTTAACATAGCTGGGGTAATACTACCAGCTTCTACTTGTCCTAAAAAATCTCCACCAAGTTTTTGTTCTTGTCTTGCTAATACCTCAAGTGCTTGATCTTTATTTCTTAAAGTTGCTTTTTGAAGATCTGTTAATTTAGGATTTGCTTGGATTAATTCTTCAATACCTTGTGTTGTTATTTGACCTGATCTAATTTTACCAAGTGCACCATAAAATACTTTTTGTCTCTCTAAAACTTTTGTAGCTGCATTCGCTGTTCTCATTGTATTAACACTACCAGTAGCAACTTTGTTATATAATTTAGCTAAACCACCAGCCATACCAAAACCTAAAACTTCACCAAATCCACCTTGTATAGTTCCTCTTGCTACTTCTCTAACAATACTTTCTTTTGGGTCAAATGCTTGTGCAACAGCAGCACCCGTACCACCTCCAACTGCAGCTCCAAGTGTACCTCTACCTATTTTACCTACTGTGTTTGCACTGATATTTAAAAGTGGTCTTGCTATTCTAGCAATTCTTGCAGCAGTGGTTGCAGTAAGTGCTAAGGAAGATCCACCAGAAAAAGGTGCCATGGCAACTCCAGCTATACCTCCAGCTATTGATAATCCAACCTCAGTTGCAATTCTCATAAAACTTGGTGAAGATAAAAAACTTTCTGTGTCTTGATTGTACTTACCTTTTTGTGCTTCTGTTAAAACATCTTCTGGTTTAATTACAAATTCATCATTATCTAAAATAGATGAACCCGTTTGTTCATCTTCATAATTTCTTGCACCTAAAAATGTATCTATAGCTAACTGTTCTTGAGCAGTAGGTTGCTCTCCAGCTATTTTAAATTTTTGTCCTGAAATAACTATATCAGCCATTACGATCCTCCAGCTGTTAAATCAATTGTATCTCCAACTCTTTTAAATTTTATATCTTGTCCTAAATCAAAAGTTATTATTTCTGTAGCACCTGATCTATCCATTATATTCATAGCATCCTCGAATGTTGCATCATTATCTTCTGCTAATGCTATTGTTTGATTTAAATACTTATTAAGGGCTGCCATCTTACCTTCAAATGTAACTTCAGTATCTCCTAATTGTGGAATCATTCTTTTAATTCTTTCAGCTTCTTGTTCTGATACAGCTGCACCTGAAATTGCTTTACCTAAGAATGAAGTAGTCTTTTGAATGTCAGCTTTTAATTCTGCAAATTTTCTTGCACCTTTAGTGCCTAGCACGTTTGTGATGGGAGCAATTGTTCTATAAGATAAAGGACCAACGGGTTTATCTAATTCAATATATTTTGTAGCCACATCACCTAAAATTGCTTTAATTTGTTTTGCACCAAATGCACTCTTTAAAGCATCAGCACTTGGTTTACTAATTACATTTATTTTACCTTCAGAATCTATTTGTGCTGAAGTTCCTTTAGGTAACTTAGCTGCTTTTAATTCAGCTTCAGTCATTAATCTTGCAGCTTTTTTAGGTTTGTTTTTATCTAAAGCAATTAGTGTAGCTGGTAGTTTTTCTAAGCCTTCACCAAAAGCTCTTGCTACTCCTCTTGCTCTGCTTTCACCAGGTCTTTGAGTAGCTTGTAACAAAGGTGCAGCAAACGTTGCTGCTACAATAGCTTTATCTCTTTGAGACATACCACCTTCTTGAAAATGTTGTATGTTAGCTATACCACCTTTATTATATTGTTTAGGTTTATGATTTTTAAAATATCTATCTCTAAACATTTTTCTTGTTAATACTTTATCCATACTACCTCGGTTGCATTAAATTATAAGCAGAGTATGCACCTAATCCAGCTCCAACAGCTTGACCTAGTGGGTTAGCACCGGGAGCCGTGGATGAAGTAATTGTACTCTGTGCTGTCGGTAAATTTGTCATAATACCTTTTAAGAATTCTATTCTTTGGAATGGTTCGTATGCTCTTTGTAATGCTGTTGATCTTTGTGCATCTAACTGTTGTTGACCAATACCTCTTTGCAATGCTCCTGCTTGTAGTTGTGCTTGTATGTCTGCAAGATTCATAGCTTGTTGTTGTTGTCCTAATTGTCCTAGTGATACACCGCCAGCAAGTTGTTGTTGTCTTTGATTTTGTGCTGCTTGTAATGCAGTTTGGAAACCTTGTGCTTGTGCTTGACCCATAGCTTCAAGAGTTCTTTTTTGTAACTCTGCTTGAGCAACACCTTGTCTTCCACCTCCATATGCACCAGCTGAAACTGCGTTTGCACTTAATTGATTCTGTGCTATTTGTCCTTGTCTTCCTATTTCAGCAGTTACATAATTTTGAAATGGATTAAAAAATTGTTGAATGTTTGGAGCTTGCATTCCTTGTTGTAGTGCACCAATACCTGACTGCACTGTAGATGCACCAACTCCTGTTTGTCCTGCTTGACGTATAGCTGCTTGCTCTATACCTGAAATAGGTGCAACTTGAATAGCTGGTAAACTTACTGGTGAAGATGCTAATTGAGATGCTTGGTCATATAAGGATAGTTTTCTTGCTTCTATCTCAGGTGCTTCTCTCTGTGTTACTGTTTGAGTACCAGTTGTTGTTTGGCCTCCACCACCACCTCCAAATATAAAACTCATTTAAACTCCTTTGTATATAAATATCTTTTTACTTCCCAACCTTTTGTTTTTAAGAAAGGTTGCCATCCTGGTCTTGCATGAACAGCTATTCTTTTACAACCAGTTTCTTTTGCAAGTTTCTCAATTGTATTAGCTAACTCATCTTGCCATAATTCTCTTTTTTCTCCCTTGCATAAAATAACTTCACATTGTTTAAAATTAGGAAGCATCATAATTCTAGTTACACAAACACCAAAAACTTTATATCCTTTTGCATCATCTGAACCAAACATCATATACAATTGCATTGATCCTTCTTTAATACATGTTTTTAAATCTTCAATTGTCATAGGATCTCCATCATATTTCAAACCTTCTCTAAGCATAAAATCACAAAGATCCCAATATGTGTCTAATGTTTGTGGGTAGATTTCTAAAACCTCTACACCTTTTTTTATTTTAATTTTGTTTGCTTGCATTTGTTATATCGTAAATTCTTTTTAATTGTTTTTGTTGATTGTAGAAAAAGTCTGCACCAGCTTTTCTCATACCTTTAAAATTTTTAGGGTCAGCTCCAGATAAAATACCAGCTCCTAAAACTGCATCAGCTCTTGATACAAATTCACCGTCAGCTAATTGAGCTAACATTGTATCTTCATCTTTATCTCCAACTCCAGCTCCATCTTCAACATAACCTTCAGCTCTAACATAATTGTTAGCATCGTTTTCGTCATGATCTACTTTTGATGGGAGATAATTTACACCACCTTGATTATATTTTTTTACCATCTCTGCAAGTCCCCCACTGTTTGCGTAAAACATATTTGAACCTGTTACTTCATCTCTTGTAGGTCTTGTATTTTGTGCAGGCACAAATGCGCCTTCTAATTTTTGTGATTGTTCCTCATATGCTTTTTTATAATCTTCTTCTGTAAACTGTGGTTTGACTTCTTCATCATCAGCTAACAAAGGTAAAATAGAAGAAGCTAAAAATGCAGATTGTAATGGATTATCTTTTATCTTAGTTAATAGATTTGAAGCTATACCTTCTTTTGCGGGCTCAACAACATTTAATCCTGAAAGTTCTCCACCTGGAGATTCAATTAATTTTCCTATCCTTTCAAATCTAGGATTAGTTCCAATTGGAGTTCCTTTAGGCATGTTTGCTTTATTTAAAAAACTTGTTCCTAAATCTCCTTTTGGCATTGGTGTTGCAGGTGTACCAAAACCTAAACTTGAAAAAGCTTTGCCTTTACCAAACGTACTTGATGGCCCTAAAATACCTGATGCTCCTAAAGCATAAGATCCACCACCTACAATGGCAGCACTCTTTAATGCTTGTTTTGTTGATTTACCTCGAAGTTTTTGTACGCCAAATGTGGCTAATGCTAATGTAAATGGATCCATATACTATTTTCCTAATAATAGCATATATTATCAAATTACTTAGTCACTATCAACTCATCGTAAAATCTACCTTGGTATTGATGCTCTCCTACATGCACTATAGAGTCATTAACATAGGCATAACATTTACCTCCAAGGTTTCTCCATAATTGACAAAATGCAAAATCCTCTCCTAGAAAGGTCTTCTCTTTAGGATCATGTAAAGTATCAAAAAAATTCCACATATGTGGTTTATCTATATACTCTCCATTAATTACTGTTTTTTGAACTATTTTTTTATCAGGGTAAGCCTTAATCATTTTATCTATTACATGTCTCTTAATTAACATACATCCTGTTGGAGAATCAGTTACTTCTATTACCCCATCCTTAACTATAATGTCTTTATATTTTGGAACTTTCATAGGATACGTGTGAGTAGCTCTTCTTATATCATCAGGAGATTTAATTTTACCTTCTTTCATTTTATCAAATACTTTATCCCACATTAAAGTTTTTAATGGATACGGTACTGATATGATATCTTTGTCTTTTTTAAGAAGAGTTAAAATAGATTTAGCTTGAAAATAAATATCTGAATCAATAAATAATAAATGTGTTGCTTTAGACTCTAAGAAACCAGCTACACATAAGTTTCTTCCTTGAGTGACTAAAGAAGATTTAATCAGATGAAAACTTACTTTTATTTTTTCTTTAAAACATGCTTGTTGAAACTCTAATAATGCTTGTGTGTAATGAATTGAACATTCACTATGAACAGGTGTAGCTACAAATATTTCTATATCGTTTTCTTTTTTATTTGCCCAAAGAGGAGTTGTGGCTTTAACAAAATCAGATTGAGGTTCTACAGATATATCTTGTAATGTTTGGTAAGTATCTTCGTTAATATATTTATCGCTTGACATTTAAAGCTCCTGTTAAAAAGTTTTTCCATTCCATACCTTTCTTATCCCAATTGTAAAATCTTTTATAAAATTTCTGTTGTTCTTCTAAATGATTTTGTATTATATCTTTGTGTAAGTATCCAGCTGCTACATCAATAGCTTGTGCAGTTGCATCTGCTAACATGTTATGGTCAGTAGTATAATTTACATATATAGGCCATTCAGCACAAGTTTCAGGCAATGCACCAAAGTTAGTTGTTATAACATGCAAACCACTTGCTAATGCCTCTAAAGCAGACGCACAAAATGTTTCTTCAAATATCGATGGATAAACAAATAAATCATAATCTGTCATATGATCTAAAATATATTCGTTTGGTTTATAACCAATGTAATTGACGTTATCTAATGATTTAGCTTGTTCATACAATCCTTCAAAATCTTTACCACATTTTTCTTCAAATTCACTACCATAAATTTTACATGAACTATAAACATCAAGTGTAACATTTTTACTTTTAATTAATTGCATTGCTAAAAGTAAAACATTTAAACCTCTCCAAGGAGTACAATGATGTATTATTCTAATCGGATCTCCTTGTTTGTATATTTTTCTTTGTGGAAAATTATTTGTTCCGTTTTTAATTACGACTGATCTGTCATCAGGTATGTTAAAAAAATATCTAAATTTTTCGTAGTTCCAATGTGAATTAAAAACATACCAATCATATTCTTTAAAACGATCTTTGTTTTTAAAAAAATTTTGTAGATTTGGTTGATCCCAAGAGTTCTTTTGCCAAAGAATATTTATTTTATTTTTGTCTAAAGGTACCTTTCCCGGTATGGAAGTACAGATTTGAAATTTATCTAATAACTCTTTAGGTACATGTTTCTCCAACAACTCGTGTTGTATTTCAGTTGCGCCTCTAGGTTCCATTATTCCTTTGTAGCAGCTCCCATAGAAACTTTAGTAACTTTGATTTCGAGGTCTTGTCTAAAATCATCATTAGTAGTGTCAGTGTTGGGATCAGCAACATCATTATCAAAATCAGCTTTGCTAGCATATACTTTGCCTGTTCTTTTGTGTTTGATAATTTCTTTTGCTTCTGCGGGTATTTTCACTAGTTCTGTCATTGTGGTCTCCCTTGTCTATTGTATTTCTTATAACTTCTTTTTTCATTTTTTGAAAGTCTTTTTTTATGGCGTCTTGGACGTTTTCTTGGTTTTGGTCTAGGTGTAAAATTAATAAATTTTTGTCTAGCCATTTTCTTGAGATCTATCTATCAATGCATAAGATATAACACCTTGTATTTTATTACTACCAGTTGCTGCTTGTATTTTTATTATATCACCAGCTTCTAAATTTATTCCTTGTGGTGATGCATTGACTTGTGATTTGGCAGCTAAATCATCTCTAAAAAATTCATACTCTACGCTTGAAGCTGATGTATCTACTAAACTTGCATTTACTTGTATAGCTGAAGATGCATCATTATTTGAACAGTAAATACTTTTTACAATCAAAGTAGCATCTGTTGGACAAGTTAATACTGTGTTTAGATTTGTATCTGCTTGTTTGAAACCTTGGTTTTTATATCTTATTGTCATGATAAAAAGTAATTAAACGCATCTTGTTCATTTTTCAAGTCTTGTTGATAAGATGTATTAAGTTGATTTTCAACTGTTGATATTGCTTGGTTAATTTGTCTAAAACCTTCTTCCGAATATTCTTTGGGAGGCTCTGGTACGTATACATTTATTTTTGCCATTATCTTCTTCCGTCTACATTAACATCTGCTCTAAAGGTACCAAATCTCCACGTTTCATTAATAGCAGTATTTTCTATTTTAATATTTGCTAATCTACCTCTAGCTCTTGTGTCAACTTTTTGTGTGCTTGAACTTATAGTAAAAGGACCTAATTGTGAAGAGGATCCCGTATCAATTGGAAAATCTTTTAACAAAATTGTTACGACAGCATTACCTTGTAGATTTTTAAAATCAGGTAAGAATCTTGAAATTCTCATTAGAAACTGACCGTCTCCCTCAGTTGGTAAATCAAAATCTCCTGATTGTATAAATGCAGCAATAGCTGTTTCCGTCCCATCAAGTGATATTTTGTTATTCCCCACTTCATGTGCAAAATATGTAGATGCTCCAAAAGTATTTGTTGCACCACTTAATTTTTCAAAAGATGGTACAGCTGTAGAACTGTATTCTGTTGCATAAGGTACATCATAGGTCGTTGCATCAGCGTATGTGCTTCTAGCTAAAGTCATAGTAGACCAAGTATTTTCAACATAATTATATACTACTGATCTATTATTTTGTGTAGCTGGATTTCCAGTAGGAGTACCTGACGGATAGAACCATACTATTTCATTAAACAAAGAATTATGTGAAGCATAAATAATTTCATTAGAAGAATAGTTAATACCAACATTTGTTCCCGAAGTTGTGAATACAAAATCTTCTACTAAAGAAGGTAACAGTTTTACAGTACCATCGAATTTAAAAAATCCCCCACCTGTACCCATCCAAAAAACTTGACCATCCGCATATATAGCAGCATGTTGTCCGATACACCCACAGTTAGATCCTACTTGTCTTATAGAAAAAGTAAAAGGTGGTCCAACAAATTGCATAGTATAGGCTGCTTTATCTGTTAAAATTAAATTATAATCTTTACCTGCTACTGCTGCTACTATTTTATTACCTGAGTCTAATCTAAATGTTCCTGCTGTGTTTACTGATGTAGGTGCATATTCATTAAAATTTTCTTGATCACTAAATCTAATAAACATAGGATCTTGAGTAGTAGTATCGCCAATAGTGGTTTCAGTACCTAAATGAACTACGTGCCTATCTCGGTCGGAAACAATTGTTAATCTTGTAGATGTTGGTGCACTAGTCATTAGTGTAGCTCTTTGTTCTAAAGGATTAGATAATCCAGGGTTCCAAACAAAAGTCTTTCCATCTTTTACAGTAGCTATTAATTGTTCTCCGAAATTATGTAAAGACCAACTACCGGGATCAAGAATAACTGTGGAACTTGTAGTTCCAGATCCCCATGTTCCTCTGCTCCAAGTTCCTGTTCCCCAACCATAACCATAAGTTTGAATAGTAGGACCAATCTCTTCATAAGGATTTATTGAGGCACTTCCAGCTGTTGACATTCCAGTACCAGACTCATTAGACTTCATTTGTATTGTAAATGAATTTGTAGCTACTGTAAGTATCTCAAAAATAAAATCTTCAAAATTAGCAACTGTAAATCCAGTTGCTCCACCACCGGGTAAACTTACTGAAGATAAAGTAATGTACTCACCGACATCTAATCCGTGTGTGCTTTTATTTACTGTAACAGTGCTTGAATTTTGTGTAGATGTAAAAGTTGCTCCTGTAATAGCTGTTGCTAAAGGAGTTACATCGTAAAATTTATCTTCGTAATATATGTATAAAGCTTTTGAAGTTCCTAGTGCAGCATACTTATTTCCTTCAAGATCATTCCAAGTGTGTTGTGCTCTTGCAGGACCAGAAATAGTTTTTTGTCCAATAGCTGTAAAACCACCTATTTTTTCTGGTTGGCCATATCTAAATCTTGTAAAGTCCCCATCAATCCATTGTCCCTCTGCTCCTGATGGTGTATCTGATTTATTAAATCCAGGTCTTATTTGTACATTTGTTAAAGGCATATGCACATTTTACATCATTTTATAACTTCTTCCAAGTAGATGGCGAAGGTATGTTATGTTCAGATTTAACACCATCTTTCATAGTAATCATGATATCTCCTGATATAGATATACGAGGTTTATCAATTGGATTTTTTCCTGTTTCATGAAATATCATTGACGGAAATATTACTAAATTACCAGATATTGCAGGATACTCAGCTTTAGCAAAATTAGTTTCATCCCATTTTGAAAAATAAGGATCTCTTCTTGGAATGTTTAATCCAACTTTATGTGCTTCATCATCCAACAAAAAAAGATTACCTTGATCTTTAGCTTGAACATAATAGACAAATGAATAATGACTGCTCATATGTCTGTGATACGAAATAAATTGATTTTTAGTCGAATATGTAGCCCAAGATTTTGTAATATAAAATTCCAACAAATCTATATTATAATTTTGTAAAAGCATTGCACCTCTAATGCCTTGCTCTATTTCATTATAAAGTAACTGAAATCTTTTATCTAAATGTAAATTATCATCTATTGATTGTAGTTCTTTAGGTTTTATGTCCGTGGTCCGTGAGTATTGAGAATTGGTTGCCGTTATATTTTTTGATATAATAGGTACAATTTTTTTATTTATTTTTTCGAAGTTTTTTATTCTGCTTATATATACGGGATATCCAAACCATTTAGATATGTTTGCCATGAAGGCACTATACTAACTTACTTTTAAAAATCTATATTTAATTTCACCATTACCACCATCACCTCCGTGGCCTGTAACACTTTCATTTCCATATTGAGCACCACCTCCACCGCCACCTGAACCTCTTGTACCATCTGACCCACCTGTTGACCCACCTTGAGGAGAACCTGCTCCACCTGATACGTTACCAGCATATGAATCACCTCCATCAAATCCACCAATTTGACAGTTGTCTCCACTACAGTTTCCTGTGCCTGTCAAATCTCCTGCAGCTCCGTTACCTGATTGGTTGAATGAGCCTACTGGTCCTGATGTATTTGTAGTGACAGCTTTTGTTGTTCCATCAGTATCTCTAAAATTACCTGAAGTAATTGCAGTGCCTCCAATTGTTGCCGTACCTGCAGACCCCGCTGTATTAGTTCTTAATGGTCCTTGAACTCCTCCACCTGTACCTGAAGATCCACCGCCAGCACCAAGTGTAAATATAGATCCAGCTGAAGACCCTGATAAAGTAGTGTTAGTTCCAGAAGCACCTGTTTTAGGTTGTCCAAAATTAGCAGTTTGGTTTCCTCCTGCTCCACCACTTCCTATTGAATAGGACATTGTTTCTCCTGATGTTACTGAAAATATTTTGTCTGATACGTAAGCTCCCGAACCACCTCCAGCTCCAGCTGACTCACCACCTGCTTTATCATAACTTACACCACCAGCAGCTCCACCACCGCCTCCTACTGCAAATTGGATATGGATAGCATTAGCTTGATCTGGAACTGTAAAACTACCTGAACCTGATGACAATGTTGCAAAAGATGTTGCTTCAAAAGCACTAAATACTAATTTCCAATTTCCAGAAACTTTTCCATATACTTCATCTACTTCTTTCCAAGTTCCTGATACTTTAGCGTACACTTCATTTGCTTCTTGGAAAGTTCCTGAAACTTTACCGTAAGTATTAGCCATCTAAATTCCTATGTTGAATATTTAAACCAAATGTCGCCATCATTACCACCTGATGGAGATGAAGTGCTTATCGTAAATTTTCTTTCTAGCTTGGCTGCCGTAATTGCATTATCAGCTATTTTGGCCGTGGTCACATTAACATTAGAAATCTTATCTGTGATTACAGCGTTGTTTGCTAACTGTGCGGACTGTATAGCATCATTTGCCATTTTATCGTTGTTTACCGAATCATCAGCTATTTGTGCTGTACCGATAGTGCCACCTAATGTATCAAGAGCAACTTCAGTTATATTTGTACCATCTGAAAAAGCAGCATGTATTTTACCTTCATCTAAAGTAAATCCTGTACCTGAAACTGTTTTAAAAGTTAATGTATTTCCTGAATGTGTAGTTCCATCTTTAAGTATGTAAAATTTTTCAATAGAATCTGGAATAGTTACTGTTCTATTTGCTGCAAGTGTTCCAGTAAAATTTAAAACCATGTTTCTTGCATTTGATATAGAAGCATTAGACATAACTAAAGCAACGTCTGAAGAAGCTACATCTATCGCTTGATATCCAGCTATAGCTTGTTGTACTAGTTCTAAATTAGTATTTGTTTTTGTTCCCCAAGTACCAGCGTTTTCGCCAGTTGCCATTAACTCTAATTTTAGATCTGATGAATATGTTGATGCCATAATTTTGTATTATACCCTCTCTAAGCTGCTAGATCAACTTCTGACCAAGTGTTAGAAACTGTATCATCCACTTCTGTCCATGTATTTGTTACACCTTTATTTACTTCTGTCCATGTATTTGATACGTCTGGGTCTACATTAGACCAAGCTGTAATTAATACTGTAGATTGTGTAATATCTAATTGTGATCCTGTAACATCTACAGGAGTATTTAAGTCAATTGTTACTGAACCCTGGCTTGAAGTTAAACTTTGACCTGTAACAGAAACATCAACATCTATAACTGCAATCTCTTCACCTAATGCAAGAGTTCCTTGTATTCCTGTAACGCTTACGTTTGCTGTTCCAGTTTGAGTTGTATTTCCTACGGCAGCCGACAAACTTTGACCAGTTAGACTTACGTTTGCATTAGCGGATGTTACAACACTTCCTTGTGAAGAAGATAAAGACTGTCCTGTTACATCAACAGGAGTATTTATATCTATTGTTTCTTCTCCTAATCCAAGAGTCCCTTGTATTCCTGTAACACTAACGTTTGCATCTGCCGTTGTTGATACAGTGCCAATCGACATTGTTATATCATGTTCAGTTACAACAATGCTTACATTACCATCTGCAGATATTGAGAATGTTCCTAGAGTTGAGCTTAATTGAGATCCAGTTACATTAACTGGAGTATTAAGATCTGCTATTTCTTCTCCTAAACTTGCTGTAATTTGTAAACCTGATACTGATACTAAAGTATTTAAATCAACAGTAGTTGATCCAATATTTCCATTTAATTGAATTCCAGTTACATTTACATTTGCATCAGCTTGAGTGGTTACAGTGCCTATACTACTTGTTAATTGACTACCTGTAACTTGTACATATGTAGTTTCGAATTCTTCGGTGGAGAATGGAGCTCCAGCAAATGTTTTAGAAGCGAACGCCAAGGTTTACCTCGCTGTTGTTGGTATATTGTTTGTTCCTACTAAAGGAGATTCTGCCCATGCTGCAAATATATAATCCACCCCTGAACTATTTACACCACCGTCAGAACCTTGTCTTACTTTGAAACCGTTTGAGTATGTATCTATGTTAGCAAAACCTGTTGAAGCTGCTTGTGGATCTGAAGGAAATAATCTTTCATCAAGAACATTAGTGCCTCCAGAACTAGATCTTTTGTTATCAGCAATTGTCCAATTTCCTGTTGCGCCTCTGTTTTTTATCATCACCATAGCTGGTTTAAAACCAGTCCAACAAAACGGACCTTCATTGCTCGCATTACCCTCATATTCTCCAACATAAAAAAATCCTTTTTTAGGAGCAAAACAGTAAGCAATATGCTCTACTCCGCTATCATTTACTGAAGAGCTTGTACCTATAGAAAATACAGATGAAGTAGGTGCTGTAGAATTCCAAACAGAAGCTTGTGAAGATTCAGCAGCAGTACTTTCTAAATTAATTCTATATGTCCAACTTGTTAAACCATCATGACCAACTCTCCAATTGTTTTCCGTAGTTATTCCTTTAACAATTACCATAGCAGGTGCAGTACCTAACCCATGACCGATTGTAGCATTAGAACCTGATGCTGTATATTTTACAATACTAAATAAAGAATCCGAATTTGGTGAGACATTTGATTGAATACTACCATCAAAATTAGAAAAAGAATTTGTTGTAGGAGTGTTTGCTTGACCTCCCATTCCTGAGTGTTGTGTGCAATAATAATATAATGTCGGAGCACTTGCTGCAACTGTAATTCTTGTGTAAGCACCTGATTGTCCAGGTGTACCATTTGTTGTAACCCCTGTTGTATATTCACTTCCACCACCATGTGTTCCATCACTTGTTGTAGAAAATCTAATTGGGTGTCCAGAGTTTGAATTATCTGATTGATCAAATGTGTATGTACCACCTTCAGATAATTCTAATGTAACTGCACTTGTACCAAAATCATCAAATCTGTATTTGTTACCAGAATCAGATACAACCTTCACTACATATGTATTAGATGGAGATGATCCAGCAGCTTTCCAGTTCCATGCTGCGTAAGTAGTTGTATTATTATTTACATCAGCTTCAGTTCCAACTGTAAATCCATTTGAATCAAAACTTTTTAAAGATTCTGCTAGAGTATTTTGTGCACTTATAGCATCGGATTTCATATATTTTGTTGCACCTCGAATAATATCAAAAAGAAAATTATTATAAGATCCGCTATTCCTAGATTTAATCCACGTCCAGTCGGGCTTAAAACCAACTCCCGTTATACCTGTATTTGTATTACCGTTACCTGTGTAAAGTACAGTATTAAAATGTTCTCCTGGTTTATTTATCTGTGCCATTAACTATACTCCTGTGAATTAATTGATTTGGTACAAAGGGCTTTAAATCCCGAAGGCACCGTGTATTCAAATATACCTATCCCATCAGATGGGTTTTGTGCTGAAGATACGGCAGTTGTACCAAAATATCCATTACCAAAATTAGTTTCCCAACTAGCTCCTTCAATTGAAAACGTAGGTACATAAAATTCTCCTGTAGTAAATGTTGTATCATTTTGAGCTGCGTCAAAAGTCGTGCTATTAGCTACTCTCCATGTTCCGTTTCTACCAAAATATATTTTACCTGCATCTAAATCTATTGCACATTGCATTATATCATTAGTCACAATAGTTGCTAGACTAGTGGCTATTTGTGAACCATTTTTATATAAAGTAGAATAATACCAACCTATTGCATCACCATCTAAATAACTGGTTGAAGCGTCTCCTACAATATTATTGGTGTTAGATACTTGTTGATAATTAAATGAATTTTTTACATTATTTAAACCTATTGTATACTTAGTACCGCCAACAGCTTTGGCTTCCCAATAATATTTACCTTTAGAAACTGCAAAACCTCCATAAAAACTTTTATGTGCATTATCTCCATCTGTTATCTTAGTATTTCCATTTGCAAACGTAGCATTTGGAATATTTACAAGAGAGTTCATAACATTAAAATTATTAGTTGGGGTATCTATCGTCTGTGTTATTGTTCCATTAACTGTAAAATTATTTGTTTGACCTGAACTATCTGTGCCCATTGCTGCTGAATTTTCAAACTTTAAAAAACAACCATTCGTACCATAATTAACAGATGGTGATAATTTTGGTTTCCATATTCCTGTAGTAGAATCGGTTTCCCCAAAAGTATCTGCATTATAGGCTGTTCCGTCTATAATATGATAATGAGCAAAAAGAACTTTTACATCATTGTACCCTGAACCATCATTTCTTCTTCCAATATTCATAGGGTCTCCATTAGCACCTATATAAAATCCTGTACCTTGACTTGGATAAGTTTCACTTGAAAAAGATGTTTGTCTCTCTCCATTTATATAAAGTCTAACTCTATCCCCTTCTGTTGCATTAGTGCCATCAAATGCATAAACAATATGATACCAAGCATTAGTATCTCTTAATGCTCTATTTGTTGTTAGAACAGTATTGTTAGAGCCTCCACTTCTATTTCTTAAATATAACTGTCGGCTTGTTCCTTGTAATCTAATCCACATGTTATTAGAAGTACCACCATCTCCACCCATGTATAAATATTGCTCTTGAGTTTCAACTGCACAAGTATTTTTAAACCAAAAAGAAATAGTCCAAGTAGTTCCATGTGAACCAGCTGATGGTGTTCTAGTTAAATAAGTTGCCATTAGTTAAATTGTCCTGCATTGTTAATAGCTACAGATACTGTAATAGAAAAAGCTCTATCCGCAGTTTGCCCTTCAGCATCTGTGGCTCTTATTGTGAAATTATATGTTGTATCTGAACTATCACTTCCTGATTCAGTTCCTGAAATAACTCCACTAGATGAGTTTAACGAAATTCCTGAAGGAAAGCTACCCGATGTCTTAGAATAAGTAATTGCAGAATCTCCTGTTGCAGCAACGGTAGAACTAAAAGAACCACCTTGATCAACACTTCCTAATGATCCTGCAGCAGTGGACCAAGTTGGTGTGTCTGATACTGTCAGTAAAGCAGAAGATGATCGTCCCGCATTACCATCAGGATTTTCAACTCTAATAAAATATGTGCCATCTGTAGTTAATGTAAAATTAGTTACTAATGTTGTAGCACTTGTAAATGAAACAGTGTCTGCAGAAACAATAGCTCCTGTTGTGCTTTGTGCTTCTACTGTGGCACCATTAACAAAATTAGTGCCTGTAATTGTAATTTGTGTTTGCGTGTTTTCAGCAACACTTGGGCTAATAGATGAAACCGTTGGTCTTGTTTCAGTTATGCCTGTTAAATTACTACCATCAACTGCAGGTAACGCAGCTGAACCATTTAACTGTACTACATTGTTTGCTGATGTCCCTACATCTTTTGTTGCAGCAGTTCCTAAACCTAATTGATCTCTTGTTGTTGCAGCATTGTTTAAATCAAACGATCCAAATCCCATAACTGTAAGTTCATCACTAGCAGCTGCACCTGAAGCAAGTGTAATTGTGTTATTGTCAGTTTGAGTGTAATCCGTATTTACAACTAATTGAACACCGTTCAAAAAAACTAAAGTTGGGTTAGAAGATATATAAAAAAGAGTTACGCCACTACTATCGGCACCACTAAATACTGTTTGATTAGCAGAGGCAGTAAATTGAAATCGATTAACAATTCCTGTTTGTTGTGGGGGATTTGTTCCAATATAACTTGCCATTTATTTATAACCTCTCATATTATTTTATGTAAAATGCTACTGTATTTACAGTTTGGTTTGCCGATGAAACCCAACTATAAGCATTGTGTTGTCCATCATAACCATAAAAACCACCTTGATTGTTAACGCTATTAGTGTGATTAGAAAATACAAAATTTCTGTGATCTGATGATGTTGCTAATCTATGATACAATTTACTTGCATCATAAGCTCCTAATTGTGCATAACCAGATGTAGGTAACGCACCAGTATTTCCACTTTTTCTATTATGTGTAGTATTATTATGAATATTTAGTAAATGAGAATATGTTTGTGCCATAGTATAAACTGGTCTAGTAGCATCTGTTGCACCAGTCATATCTGAGGAAGAAGTCCATTGTATTAGTAATTCTGAAAAAGAGTAATTTGTTCTAAGTTTAGAATAGATGTCGTATGGTGTTCCACTTGTGTATTCGACAATGTGTGAAGTATCATAATAATTATTATAAGAATAAGTTCCAGATTGACCACCCCAGTTACTACTTCTTGACGAATGAGCCAATATCCAGCCACCACCATCAAAGTTCATATCGCAGTATGCTAATATTGCATTTGAACTATCGCTTGGATCAATAATATAGTAACCACCATTTGTCGTTGTTCCAGTTGTACTTTTAATTGCTACTGCTGATGCTGCTGCTCTTGCCGCTGAACTTCCATCCAG